GTTCTGCACCCTGTATCATCCATGTTTAAAAGTTCTGTAGTAGATGTTTTACACTGTATCGCATTAGTTCCATCTGAAACTAACACAAGGTCGGCAGTTTGATTAGAAATGGTATTAGTATTAATTAAAATGTTTCCAACTGTTAAATCGAATGTAAAATTGTTGATACCATTTTGTGACATTTGAACTCATATTATTTATTAGGTTACAGTTAAATTACCCACCACACTAGTGACTATAAACGCCGTATTGGCCACTGAGCACACCACTTCAACTGCATCCCCTAGCTGAGTTGCAGATAATGTACCTGATGATGTTGTAGTAAATGTGTTACCAAAACGAATACTTTGTCCTGTTGATACTCCTAAGACAAAGCTTGCTCCACTACCACCTTTAGCAACTACTCTAAACATGTCACCTACGGCAGCTGTTGCAGGTAGGGTGACTGCTACTGAAGTTGCGTTATCAGTAATGATACCTGTATTTGCAGCAATTGAAGCTGTTGATGCAGTCACAACTGACCATGTAAAACTAGAACCACCGCCTGCAGCTTCTAAGTTAATTCCCCCAGCTGTATTAGTAATTGTTACAGAGCCGCCTGTTGATGTTAAGTTTGCAGCAACTGGTTGAGCTCCTGTCGATCCAATTAGAAGTTGTCCGTTAGTTAATGGACCTACACCTTGCATAGCACCAGAGGCTCCATAAGTGGCAACTGTATTTGCTGTTTGTCCCTGGATATTGACTGTCCCGGTCCCATTAGGGTACAAAATGACATTGCCGTTAGTATTTTGGGCTTCGATTCTGTTAACATAAACTTTTAAATTACCAGCTGTTGCAGATGTTACTGTAATATCTGAAGCTAAATCTACAGCAATCGTACTTGTGCCAGGGTCTCCGTCTGTCGTTATATTTGAACTTCCGACAATAAAAATATTGCCAAGAGTTGCTGAGATTTCTCCACCTGTATCACCTTGTAATGTGTTTAAATCGCCTGCAGAAGTTGAACTTAATGTCCACACTCCTAAACCTGAAGAATCTCTTCCTCCAAAAATATAAACCGTTCTAGTGTCACCTGCTGCATGAACCCACACTTGACCTGGCAAATAGGTTCGATCATTTGTCGTTGGAGATGTTGATTTATAAATTGGAAACGGAAAAACACTAATGGTTGGTGATGTTAATCCATAAGCTTTTTGTATTGATGGGCCTGGCATGCTATCTCCTCGTAAAGGCGTTAGATAAGTGTTAATAACTATAGCGGTAACTTTTACATATTAAAATTTATAATGCAAATAAAATAAAATAAATTGTATATCTGTTTAATTAATAATACATATTGGTATAATAAAAAATACAAACGAGGACTGTATGAAGATACGAAAAACCCCAGAAAATAAAATTAAAGTAACTCTTATTCGAACTACAGAAGAAGAACATTTTATGATTAAAATGAAAGCTGCAAAGATGGGAGTTACGATGTCAAAAATGATCATTGATGCACTTGCTCAATACATGCAATCACACTGATATGATCATTACAATACCTGGTAATCCAACTCCTCAGCAAAGAGCAAGACTTTGTCGCAATCGCTTTTACGATCCTCTAAGTTTACTAAAAAAACAGCTACAACCTGTTGTGCAAAGTCAGCTGATAGATCATACTATTTACAAATGTCCTTTAAGTGTAGATATTACTTTTTATATGCCCTTTACTAAATCTACATCTAAAACAAAAATAAACAGCGGATTACATATCCCTCACACTAAACGGCCTGATCTAGATAATCTACTTAAATTTTATCTTGACTTACTCAATGGCATTGTATATTTTGATGATAGTCTTATAGCAAAATTGGTGGCACAAAAGGTGTATTCAACTGATCCTAAGACTGTAATTATTTTAAATCCTCTGGAGATGTAACAAATGCAAGATGAAAATCAATTAATTTCTGAACATGTCATATGCTACGAAAATTCTTTAAATGCTAATGATATTGAGTATATTTGTAGAAAATCAAACGCTCTTGGCCTTGTAGGAAGAGATATACACAAGGTATACACCGTTCATGACGGATTTTCTAAACATCTATACTTTGATGCTGATCCGATTAGAAAAAAAAATAAACAATAAAAATATGAAATTTAATTTACAATTTTATATACAAATGTTTAATATATAAAATATGGAAAAAATTAAATGTTTGAGATACGCCCCTATAAATAAAGGATTTTTAGAAGCTTCAGTTAGCATTTTTGTACCTAAGTGGGGAATGGAAATTCATGATATAAAGATATTCAACAAAGATGGCAGACGATGGCTAGGCTTACCGTCAAAAATGATAGATAATGGTGAAAAAAAATCATTCTATCCTTATGTAAAATTTCCTAGTAAAGATCTTATGACTTTTTTTACCGAACAAGTTTTAGAAAGTATTATCCCTTATGAGGCTGCGCCCCCTTCATTCCCGGAACAGCCTCATTTTTCTTATGAGGACATACCATTTTGAGAAATCCTTGGAGAGACATAAAAAAAGAAATTCCTACTGAAAATATTGCTTGTGAGTATGTAATTGAAGTGCATTGTAAAGGATGGTTTACTTCCACTACAAAAGATGTGACATTTACAGCTGATGAAAGACTTACGCCAGAAGCTCACATTGTAAAATGGAGACATTGGAAAAATGCAGAAAAGTATGAAGTGGCTAAAAAGTGTATGGAACAGGATCGTTATAAAAAGTTAGAAGAAGGTAAATGTAATGATGGTTAAGTATACATTAAAACTTACTTATAAAGATGGTATGACTTTAGATATTATCTCTGATGAACAAGAGTCTAAAAAGCTATTTGAATGTTTGAATGCTGCAACTATTTACTGGTCAAAAGATGGTAAAAAGGGTTTCTGGACAAATGTAGGAGATATTCGCTACATTCATATCATAGAAATGGAAGAAGATGGACAAACAGCCACTACTGAAAAATCTGTTAAAATTGCGGATGATGCGAGCTAAATTAATAAGAACAATTTGTGATTTAGACGAACTAATAGAAGCAATTGAAAATGAAATATTTCAAGATGGAGGAGATACAATATATGGATTCGAACCCGAACAATAAAAAATGGAGAAGGCCTAGATATGTTCCTCCTATTGACTGGACAATGGTCGATAAACTCTTAAAAAGTGGATGCACGGGATCAGAAATCGCAGGATACTTTGGATTAACCAAAAACCATATGTATGCAAGAGCCAAACAAGAACATGGCATAAACTTTAGTGAATATTCTCAGATGAAAAGAAAATGTGGTAACGCAATCTTACGTAATAAGCAATTTGATGTGGCTATGGATGGTGATAGAGGCATGCTTATATGGCTTGGTAGGCAGCGGCTTGGTCAACGTGATAACCCACCAATTGTAGAAGAGATGCCTCAAATGCTTGTAGACTTTATAGAAACTATGAAAGTAAGTTTTGGTGGCAAAGCTACTTCAATAGAAAATAAAGAAGCAGAAGATACCGATGAAGATATTGAGTGAAAAACAGCAAGATGCCTTTATTAACTCTACTGCCCGTATTAATATCCTCGAAGGAGCTGTACGTTCTGGTAAATCTTTTGTATCTTTGTTAAGATGGGTTGACTTTTGTATCAATGGACCTAAAGGTCCTTTAATTTTATGTGGACGTACTGACAAAACAATTAAGCGTAACATTATAATTCCATTACAAAATTTAATAGGCAACGGTGTAGTATATAAAGCAGGTAAAGGTGAAGTACAATTATACAATCGTACAATGTATGTTATCGGTGCTAATGACGATAGGGCTGAGGCTAAAATTCGCGGTTCGGAATTTGCTGGGGCGCTTATTGATGAAGCAACTCTCTTGCCAGAAAACTTCTTTAAAATGCTTTTATCGCGTATGTCAATTCCTGGTGCGGCTATTTTTGCATCTACTAACCCTGACTCTCCTTACCATTGGCTTAAGCGTGATTTTATTGATAGAAAGCATGAACTTGATCTTAAAAATTTTAAGTTTTCCATTAAAGACAATCCGTCATTATCTGAAAAGTATATAAAAGATCTTACTGCTGAGTATAAAGGTTTATGGTACAAACGATTTATACTTGGGGAATGGGTAATTGCTGAAGGTACAGTTTTTGACTTCTTTGATGAAGATATTCATGTTATATCTCATCCTCCATCAAACGCAGATTTCTACATTGTAGGAATAGATTATGGCACTACAAACCCATGTGTATTTACTTTACTTGGGTATAATGGCGGTTCATATCCAAATATGTGGGTAGAAAAAGAGTATTACTTTGATTCACGTAAAGAGCTTAGACAGAAGTCAGACTATGATTATGTCCAAGATTATATTAAGTTCATTGATGGCATCACAGTTAAACATGTGTATATTGATCCGTCAGCTGCATCACTAAAACAAGAGATGATGAGAAATGGCATATATAATCTTGTCGATGCTGTCAATGATGTCATTCCAGGTATACGTTTTTTAGGTCAGCTACTAACAAATGGTACGCTTAAAATATGCAAAAATTGTACTAACTTAATACAAGAGTTTTCTACGTATGTATGGGATGAAAAAGCTGCTTTACGTGGGGAAGATAAACCTAAGAAGTTGAATGATCATTGTTTTGTTTCTGGATCTTTAGTTCTTACGTCAAATGGTAATTTTCCTATAGAGAAATTAAAAACAGGTGATTTAGTTGCAACGCCAATTGGATTTAAACAAGTAAAAGAATTATTTGTTCATGAAGAACCTGTAAAAAAGTATAAAATATTTGATACAATAATTATTGCCACTGAAAACCATAAATTTTACACTACTAATCGTGGATGGATAGAAATATCTAAATTAGTTCAAACAGATATAATAGTAAAAATAAAAAAAGAAATCATATGGAAAAAGAACAGATCATTTTTAACGGAATCAAATTTAACAGATACTTACAAGCCAAAGATAGAACTTCTAGAGTCTATTTTACCCCGTCTATCGCAAATAAAATCAAAGGATATGAGTGTTTACATAGAGAAATCTGGAAACATCATTATGGACCAATACCCAAAGGAATGCATATACATCACATCGACAACGATCCCCTCAACAATGATATTAGTAACCTCCAGATTATCGATTCCATTGAACATCTTAAATTTCATGGTACAAATGTTACAGAAGAACGAAAAAACAAAAGAAAACAACACTTCGATAGAATACGACCTCTTGCAAAACAATGGCATAGTAGTGAAGAGGGAAAAAATTGGCATAGACAACACGCAAAACAATGTTTTAAATTCCCAGAAAGAATATGTAAATGCATCACATGCGAAAAAGAATACAAAACAAAAAAACAAATCAATGCAAAGTTTTGTTCAAATAATTGTAAATCACGATGGAGAAGAATCAACCAAATTGACGATGTCATTAGAATATGCGTTAACTGTGGTAAAGAATTTTCAAGAAATAAATATTACAAATCAACCAGTTGCTCTCTTTCCTGTGCAAAACTATTTTTATGGAAAAAGTGTAAAAGTTTATAATTTACACGTAGATGAATGTCATTGTTATTTTATAAATAATATTCTAACTTCAAATTGTTTAGATTCTGCTAGGTACAGTTCATATACACATTTTTTTACAAGGTCATCGTTAAAACGTATGACTGAAGAAGATGCTAAAGATTTAGAAAGGCTCTATAGAAGATGACTAAACACACAAACAGTATATTTTTTTATACAATATAATAATTTACATTTACAAATTATCTAAAAATACATTACATAACTAGATTAAAATATAAAATATTGTTATTCTTATTTTTTAATAGTTTTCTCATGTTGGTATGTGTATGGATAAAAAAGTTTCAATTGCTAAAGGGATAAAAGTCACCAGCGATAAGCTCAAATCTATCAAAAAAAAACCTGGTGGTTCAAATGTTGGTAAATATTCAGGTGTAAAGAAATCTGATTTTGCCAGTAAAACTGGGGGAGCACCTGAGGGCAGTTTTCCAATAAACACCTTAGCGAGAGCTAAAAGTGCTTTAAAACTTGCCCACAATGCTCCTGAGCCTGCCAAGATTAAAAAAGCAGTATATAGCAAATACCCATCTTTAAAAAAATCACCTAAGGGATAATTTGGACTACGCAAGCTCACTAGATTTTAACGAAAATTCCATTGTAAAAGCATACGATACCGACTATATCAATGCTTATACTTGCTGGAATCCTTACTACCCTTTAGCAGACTCAGACTTACGTATGTATTTAGGTGCACAATGGTCAGAGCCACAACGTCAAAGCTTATACAATGAAGGGCGTAACGCATGGGTGTTTAACCTTATTCGTAAAAACATCAACATGATTGATGGCTATCAAAGATCTCATAGACTAAGCTCTGTAGTAGTTCCACAGCAACCTAAAGATCAACAAGCTGCTGATGATTTATCAGACCTTTTACAATATGCTATGCAAAATGGCGATGGGTATAAGGCTATCTCAGATGCTTTTTCTGGAGCGCTTAAAACAGGCTGGAATTTATGCACTGTATACATGGATTATCGTAATGATCCTGTTAACGGAGATATAAAATTTGGCCGAGAGCCATATTCTGGTTTTATCACCGATCCATACTTTACAAACTTAGACTTTAGTGACTGTGGATATGTAATACGTAGAAAGTATATGACACCACAACAAGCAGCCTCTTTACTCCCTGATATGCAAGAAAAAGTCTTTGAGGTAAATGAAAAAGGATGGTCTCGAGATGAAAAGTTTACATGGCTACCTTATCAAATGCAAGGGGAAGGTTACGACTATGTCGCTTACAACGAGTACTATAAAACGTCATGGAAAAAAGTACCTGTTCTTGTGGATCAAAAAACTGGAGAACATATGGATTGGGAAGGCTCTAAAGAGTCTCTTAAATATATGTTAGAAACTTATCCACAATTAAAAATGACATACAAGCAAAAGAAGAAGGTTGAATGTCATATCATCATCAACGATGTTTACTTTAAAACTATAGAAGATCAATACGGGCTTGATGAGTATCCATTTGTGCCGTTTGTAGGGGTATTTGAAAGTGAATGTGAATTATGGGATCTAAAATTACAGTCCCTTGTTCGCTGTATGGTAGACCCACAGATGGAAAGCAATAAGCGTATATCACAAATGACTGATCTTGTTGAATCGCAAATTAACTCTGGATGGATTGCCGATGAAGAATCAGTCATTAACCCACGAAGCCTATTTCAATCTGGACAAGGTAAAGTTATATGGAGAGATAGAAACGCCAAGCCTGGTGCCTTAGAACGTATTCAACCATCACAGATACCTCCTTCAATGTTTCAGCTACAAGAACTTTATGCTAAATCCATGGGAGAAATTCTTGGTGTTAACGATGCTGCCTTTGGGGTGCCTGAGTCGGGTAATGAGTCTGGCGTAATGATGATGCTAAGACAAGGGGCTGCGATCACAAACCTTCAAGGGCTTTTTGACAATCTTCGCTACTCACAAAAGCAGCTAGCAAAAAAAGTATTAAAGTTAATTCAAACCTGGACACCAGAAAAAGTAGAGAAAATTCTTGGAAGAAAACCTAGTGAGCAGTTTTATTCTAAAGAATTTATTAACTTTGACATTGCTGTCACTGAAGGACCTCTCACAGATACACAAAAACAAACCTTTTTTA